TCGTCAAGGCTGACTGCTACTTCTTCACCATTTACGGTGACAGCATACAGTTCCTCTTCCTCTTCACCTTCCGTTTCTTCGGATTCTTCTTCAGCCTCTTCGGCTTCTTCCTCCTCAGATTCCTCCTCAAATGATTCATCTTCCTCTAAAGGTTGAGACTCTTCTTCCTCGGTGGGTTGAGCTTCCTCTTCCTGTGGTTTCTCCTCTTCAGGTTCCATTAGTCCAAGTAATGCTTCTTGCGCTTCAGTAATACTTCCACCTAGCGCTGGTATTGGCTTTAATCCAGCCGGTACTTGCGGGGCAGTTTGCGTATCCGCCATAATTTTTATTCCTCTATCAGATGTATGGGTGTTGCTTTTCCATCATCTTGGCCATGTGTCCAGTTTCTACTATGGAGTTTATATGGCCATGAATTCGGTCAAGCAGTCTCATTGCAAGCCAGATA